TTTGTCACTGCTATTACCCGCCCCGGTCTTACTTGGATTGCATTTGGCGTATATGTGGCTGTCAAAACTGCTGGCCTGACGATTGCTTTTCAGACCAACGCTAACTGGGCTGAAGTCTTAACCAAGAGCTACGACGAAGATGACTTTGCCATGTTAAACATGATGCTTACGTTCTGGTTTGTAGGACGGTCCATAGAGAAGTACAACAAATCGTGAATGAAGCCAAAAAGCTTTGCAAGGATGTACTGATCAAGCCCTTTGAGGGGCTTGCAAAGCGTTTGCCTGATGGAAGAGTAACGGCCTATCCCGACCCCGGAACTAGAGGTCACCCTTGGACAATTGGATGGGGCGCTACTGGCCCTGAGATTAATCCCGGCACCATTTGGACGATGCAGCAGTGCGAAGATGCGCTAGACCATCACGTTGAATACTTTCTCAGGGGTCTGTTCAAACTGCTTTACCAAGACGCATTGCCGCTGTGACTAGCTGGGTCTACAATTGTGGCTTAGGGAACTACCGAGTTTCCACGTTCAAAAAACGTATTGATGCGGGGGATTGGAATGGTGCAGCCGATCAGTGCATGTTATGGAATAAAGCTGCCGGACGAGTCCTTCCAGGCCTCACGCGCCGTCGTGCTGCTGAAGCTGCATTGATGAGGTGAGCCGTGCCTTTACAAAAGATACTTAATCGCCCCGGTGTAAATAGAGAAAATACTCGCTATACTTCTGAGAGCGGTTGGTATGTCTCTGACAAGGTGCGATTTCGCCAAGGTACGCCAGAAAAGATTGGCGGCTGGGCTAGGATCTCATCCAATACATTCTTAGGTACGTGCCGGTCACTATGGAACTGGGTAACGCTAACAGCCAATAACTTAATGGGTTGTGGCACCAGCGCTAAATATTACATTGAAAGTGGTGGCGTATACAACGACATTACACCTATCCGCCAGTACACGTACTCAGCCACATTAACTAATCCGTTTACCACGACTAACGGGCAAAACACGATCTCTGTCAGTGATACAGATCATGGCGCTCAAGCCGGGTCTATTGTTTACTTCACAGGATCTTCAGCGGTTGGTGGTATACCTGCGGCAGAGATCAATACCAGACATGCCATCACATCCATTACGGATGCCAATACTTATGTCATCACGGTAACGTCTTCAGCTTCTTCATCTGCTACAGGTGGCGGCACGGTAACGGCTACGTATTACATCAATGGACGATTACTAGGTTCAAACCCATTTGCAACCACAAATGGAAGTAATGTTGTGACAGTCACCGCCACTAGTCATGGCGGTCAGACAGGCGATTACGTTACTTTCTCTGGGGCATCTACGTTTGCTAACGTGGATATGAATGGTGAGTTCACGATTACTGTTATTGATACGAATAGCTATACGGTAAATGCCAGTACCAATGCCTCATCTACGACTTCAGGTGGTGGGTCTGCTGTTCGTGCCACGTATCAAATTACTATTGGGCCAGAAGAGCATGGGGTGCAGGAAAGTTTGGTGGTGTAGGCACCTTTGTACCTGATGCGCTAAGACTCTGGTCGGCCATGAACTTTGGTGAGGATCTTGTATTTGCACCCCGTGGCGGTGGTATTTATTACTGGGATGCGACTAATGGCCTAACAACCCGTGGTGTAAATATTGAAACTTTACCGGGGGCGACAGATCCTCCGGTTGTACAGAATCTTGTCTTTGTATCAGACGTATATCGGTTTGTGTTCTGTTTGGGTGCTAATGATTACCTGTCAGATGTACAAGATCCTATGCTCATACGCTGGGCGGATCAGGAATCCATAACCGACTGGACGCCGACTGCGGTTAACCAAGCCGGTTCGTTGCGCTTATCTCATGGTTCTAAGATCATTGCGGCTATACAGACTAGGCAAGAGATTCTTGTCTGGACAGATACTTCGCTGTATTCATTGCAATACCTTGGTGCGCCATTGGTATGGGGTGCTCAACTCTTAGCCGACAACATCTCCATAGTCGGACCGAATGCAGCTTCGGTAGCGTCTGGTGTTGTGTACTGGATGGGCGTTGATAAGTTCTATATGTATGACGGTAGGGTACAGACGCTTAACTGTGACCTTCGTAAATATGTATTCCAAGACATTAATCAAACTCAGTACCTAGCTTACTTCTCAGGAACCATTGAAGGCTTTAATGAAGTTTGGTGGTTCTATGCTTCACAGAACTCGCAGACCATAGACCGGTATGTGGTGTACAACTACATGGAGCGTATTTGGTACTACGGGAACATGGCACGAACCGCATGGTTTGATGCAGGGTTGCGTGATTACCCACAGGCAGCAACCTATAGTAACAACCTAGTGAACCATGAGTTTGGCAATGATGACAACACCAGCGGCATACCAGTAGCTATCAATGCTTATATTGAATCGGCTGAGTTTGATATTCAAGATGGTCACAACATAGGGTTTGTATGGCGCATCCTGCCAGACATTACGTTTAGCGGCACAAGTAGTACAAATACAAACCCAAGCGTTACGATGACGCTGATACCCATGATGAACTCTGGGTCTGGCTATAACAGCCCACAGTCTCAAGGTGGGTCTAGTTCGGCGGCTGTAACCAGAACATCTACGGCGGTGATTGAGCAGTTCACGGGTCAGATCTACACAAGAGTCCGTGGAAGGCAAATGATATTGAAAGTAGAGTCATCTGACCTTGGAAGTGCATGGCAGTTAGGTGCTCCTAGAATTGACATCAGGCCGGATGGTAGAGCTACAGGGCGTGGCGCATGAGATACCTAGATAGTCCTCAGCCGCCAAACCTGCCTTATGCACCGCAGGAGTGGACGCCTACGTATCAGGAGCAGCTTAATAACGTCCTGCGCCTTTACTTTAATCGCTTATCAAACGTAACCAAGAACTTACTGGGTCCAGAAGGTGGGCAGTTTATTAACATGCCCTTTGGTTCTTTTTACGATACAACTGATCAGACTGCTGCATCAACGACGACGGCTTATGCGGTCACGTTAAACACAACGGCATTGTCAAATAACGTGTCTTTGGTTGATAGCACTAAGATTACGTTTGCCACGGATGGTGTATACAACATTCAGTTCAGCATACAGCTATCAAACAATGATAATGCGACACAGGATATTGACATTTGGTTCAGAAAGAACGGTGTTGATATTGACAATTCCAACAGCAGATTTGGTTTAGCACCTAGAAAATCTGCCGGAGATCCGTATCATGTAATAGGAAGTTTAAACTTCGTTGATTCGTTTGTAGCGGATGATTATGTTGAGCTGTACTGGCGAACAAGCAGTACAAATGCTTATATTGAATATTATTCAGCGCCGTCTAGTCCAACCAGACCGGCTATTCCGTCAGTCATATTGACGGCAACTTTTGTTTCTTCGGTGCCGGAGTAAATCATGGATGATTTTGAAAACGACATTTATGGCGGAGTCAGTTCTACAAGCGATCCTAATTATGATCCGAACTGGACCCCCGTTGCTGGCGTAGATGACTTATCTAACCTCCTAAGTACCGGAGGAACTTCTCCTGCGTCTTCTAATTTCTTATCCCGGCTGTTCAGTGGGTCTATGACGTCTGGCGATAAAGCTGGAGCTATGTTAGGTCTTGGTGCTTTAGCAATTGCTCAGTCATTAGCCAATAAACCACCAACGATTAAGCAACCTATCTACAAAGCAGCACCTGTTTATAACCGTGCTTTAACCGCACCCATGTATGGTCTAGGTTACTTAGACCAAAGAACCGGCAAACAAGTTGGCATGGGGATGCCATTATTCTTTAATCCCAATCCTTTCCAGTTTGATCCGACTGAAGCAGCCAAACGCTACGGTCCTACTCCGCAAGAAATTGCTGCGGGGCAACAAGTTTATATGCAGAAGATGTCTGACTTGTACACACCAAGACCTGTGCCGGATGTACAAATGACAGGCTCCCCGCTTACCCCAACCACACAACCTGCTACGCAACAGACAACCACACAACCTGCCACACAACAAGCTGCCATAACAGTACCGGCTGAAACCGGTATGGCTGGTGGTGGCTTCCTTAAAGGAAGAGGTGATGGGATGTCTGATGAGATCAAGGCAACCATCAATGATAAACAACCGGCACGATTAAGTGACGGTGAGTTTGTTATCCCTGCGGATGTGGTTGCTCACCTTGGCAATGGTTCTTCTAAGGCTGGCGCTCAGAAGCTGTATGACATGATGGCGCGGGTAAGGAAAGCTAGGACAGGGAAAACAGAACAAGCACCAGAGATTAACCCGAACAAGTTTGTATGAAACAAGAATTAGAGTTCCACTGGCATCGTTGTAAGCCCTACATTCAGGACGCACTGGATGCTGCTGGGAATCTATTTATCTTGAGCGATGTCTGGGCTTTAGTTGAATCAGGTAAAGCCCAGTTCTGGCCCGGATTTGAATGTGCGGTAGTGACTGAAGTAAATGACTATCCGCAAAAACGTGTCTTGAATGTATGGCTGGGTGGTGGGAAACTAGAGGAAATCCTGACAATGGAACCGCATATCCGACAGTTTGCCAAGAACAGTGCATGTGATTTGATCTTGATCCAAGGACGCCCCGGTTGGAAAAAGATCTTTAAGATGAAACAAATTGGCGTCATCCTCTGTAGTGAGGTTTAAACATGAGTCTTGGTGGACCCACCCAAACAACCGTCCAGAGCCAGCCTGAGTATGCGCTGCCTTATGTGTCGGATCTTTATCGCATGGCACAGCAAAATGCGTATACACCGTATACACCGTTTGCTTACAACCGTGTCGCTGAAACCTCACCCTTGTTCCAGCAAGGCGCACAGATGGTTGGGCAGCAAGCTGCCGCTCCCGGCATCTTAGGCACCATGAATGTTGGCGGGCAACAGGTCGGTACGCTACAAGCGTACATGAACCCCTACCAGCAAGCGGTTACAGATGTAGCCAAACAAGCTGCGGTAAGAGAGTATGGTCAAGGTTTAAACGCTTTAAGAGGGCAGGCTGCATCACGCGGAGCTTTTGGTGGTTCACGCCAAGCCATCCTTGAATCAGAACTTACCCGCAACTTGGGTACGCAATTAGGCAATATCCAGATGCAAGGTTCCGCAGCAGCTTTTGATAAAGCTGGGCAGTTATATGGTGCGGATGTAGCTAGACAGCAGCAAGCTGCACAACAGGCTATGGCAACAGGTCTTGCTGAACAAGCACAGCGTCAAGCTCAACTAGATGCTCTGTATGGGGAATATGAAAGACAAAGGACTTACCCCCAACAACAAGCAGAAGCCTATCGCAATATCATCTTCGGTCAGCAGATGCCTGTTACTTCTTCTCAATACCAAGCACCAGCTAATCCCTTATCCCAGATCGTCGGGATTGGCTCTCTCCTTTATGGAGGGATGAAATGAACATCATCAAAGTACAGCAGACGTTTAAACGATTACC